ACCCTTGGAATATGTTAGACCACTCTGCTCAAAGAGATTTTACTTATGTCGGAAAATTATTATCAGAGATTACCCAGTTCTGTCAACAAACCAATACTCATTTGTTTTTAGTAGCACACCCAAGAAAAATGGAAAGCATAGATGGTAAATATAGAGTTCCAAATCCTTATGATATTTCTCAATCATCTGATTTTTTTAATAAAGCATATAATTGTATTACTGTATATAGAAACCTTGGCCAATTAACACAATATACTAGTGATAGTGTTTCTATATATATACAAAAAGTTAAAAGAAAAGAAAATGGTAAGCAAGGAGATTTTATGATTGCTCCTGATTTTAGAAATGGTGGTGTATATAAAGAGATAAATGAATATGACCAAAAAATCAGTAATCAAAATAGCGACATACCATTTTAAATTTTTACATTTGTATATGTTTGAAATTGAAGTAGCTACTTGTTATGGTATTGGATTAGGTATATATTATACAAATGAAGATATTGAAGGTGTAGATGTTATAGCAGACAACTTAAGAAATACAATACAAATAGCATTCTTTTTTGTTATTATAAATATAAATTATTATACAGATGCCTGAAAAAGTAAAAATAAATACATTAATAAAAAATACTGATAATCCTAGATATATAAAAGAGGATAAATTTAATAAACTTGTAAAATCTATTAAAGAGTTTCCTGAAATGTTAGAGAAGCGACCAATAATTGTAGATGAAAATATGATTGTATTAGGTGGTAATATGAGATTAAGAGCCTGTTTACAGGCAGGATTTAAAGAAGTTTGGATTGAGCAAGTTACTAATTGGACTGATAAACAAAAAAAAGAATTTGTAATAAAAGACAATGTTGGTTTTGGTGAATGGGATTGGGATGTATTAGGCAATAATTACACATTTGAAGAATTAGAGAATTGGGGTCTTGATGTAAATACTTTTGATATTCGAGATATAGAAACAAGCGATGAATTTACTTTACCTGATGGTGATAAAGAGCCATTTCAGCAGCAAACATATACACTAGCAGATAAACAAGCTGTTTTAATTAAAAACGCAATTACTGATATAAAAAAAACTGAAGAATTTAAATATGTTGAAACTTTTGGTAATGAAAACAGTAATGGTAATGCTTTATATTTATTAATATTTCAATGGAAAAAAATGAACAGTTAGAAAATATCAATGTCAAAATCATAAACTCTAAAGCTGCGAGAGCATATACTGTAAAAAATCATTATATGAAAACTTTTCCAAATCCTTTAGTCTGTTTTGGTGTTTTTCATAATAAACTATTAAGTGGAGTAGTTTCATTTGGTCTAAGTCCAAGTACAGAACAAAAAATAAAAAAAATTGTACCAAAAATAAATAGAAATGAATTTATAGAGATGCAAAGAATGCACATTTCAGATTTATTAAAACAAAATACGGAAAGTTATGTTTTAGGAAAAATATATAAATTGTTTAAAGCAAACACAAAAATTAAATTATTAATTACACATTCAGGCGGATGCAAAAATGATTGTGGTATTGTTTACCAGGCAAGTAGTTGGATGTATTTTGGTAAAGAATTGTGCAATGATTTTTATCATACTGATATAGGTGAGTACAAAAACATTATATCTCCTATGAGATTTGGTAGAGTACCAAAAGAAATAATAAAATTAGGTAATCAAAAAGTAGGTGAATATTTGTTTGGTAAAGGTAAAATGATTAATTCATTTAGATATTTATATTTATATCCGATTAACAAAGGCATTCGAAGTTACTTAAAAAAAAAATGTAAAGTATATCCTAAAGATAGTCAGGTGTTTAGGAAAAACCAAAAATGGATAAAAGGGGATGACCAATAGGGGTTTTAATGCAGTTCGATTCTGTACATCTCCACAAATATAATGGGTAGAGCAAAAGAAATATTAGTAAAAGTAATTAATAGTAAAATTGCTAATGATTTTATAAAAAAAAACCATTACAGTAAAAAAGTAGTTCCTAACAGTACACTGCATTTAGGTTGCTTTTTAGATAACAAACTGCATGGAGTTATGCAATATGGACCTAGTATAAATAAAAAAGGCACAATTAATTTAGTTAAGGGAACAGGGTGGAATGAATTTATTGAACTTAATAGAATGGCTTTTGATGATTATTTACCAAAGTATTCAGAAAGCCGATGTATTGCAGTAAGCATTAGACTAATAAAAAAAAATGCACCACAAATAAAATGGATAATAAGTTTTGCAGATGGAACACAATGTGGTGATGGAACTATCTATCGAGCAAGTGGTTTTAAATTAGTTGGAATAGTTAATAATACTGCATTAAGATTAAACCCTAAAACAGGTGAAGCTATTCACGTAATACAAGCACATCACTTAAAAATTACTAACGAATTTAAAAAATGGAAACCATTTAAAGGAAAACAATTAAAATATATTTATTTAATTGATAAAAATATGGAGATAACAAAAGAAGTTTTGCCTTTTAGTGAAATAGATGAACAAAAAGCAGGAATGTATAAAGGCAAGAAAATAACAATTAAAGAAAGAAAAAATAAAAATATGTGAATCTGCGGCAGAGGTGTAATGGTTGCATAATTGACAATCCAGTCAATAGGAGAAGTTCAAATCTATCCTGCCGCTCTATTTTCATTTAAATAATATATTAAATAAATGTAAAAAAACTTTGACATATAAAGTATTCTTTGTATATTTATATAAAATAAAAACAAAGTAATGCAAAAATTTAACCCACCACAAATTAATTTTTTTAATCCATTAGCATATTACTTAGATTATTATAATCTAGATAATAAATTTATTGGTAGTTTAATATTAAAAGAACCTGTATCTAATAAAATGGGTTTTCACAGTAAAACATTTACAACACCAATTGTAAATATAACATTAGATAATAAAAAGGTTATAAAAGCAGGTACAGATGTATATTATAAGCAATTACAATTGTGTGGTAAATACATTGGTACACAAGAAGAAAAAATAAACGCGATGCAACAATCACAGGCCTGGAAATTGAGGTCAAAATCTACATTATAATGTATATATTAAAAAAAGGCGATAAGTTTAGATTACATTCAACATCTAAATTTGGTAAAAAACTTTTTAAAGATGTACAAGTTATAGCCATTATACAAAATAGAGTTTTATTAGATAATGGCGAAGAATATCATATTAATCAAATAAATATATAAAATGTCAGAAACAATAATAAAGTTAGAAGAAAACGATATTCTCTACAGTAGTTGGGGATATGAACAAACCAATATTAATTTTTATAAAGTTAAAAGGTTATGCGGCAAGACACAAGTTGAGCTAGTTAAAATAGAAAAGAAATATGCAGATGTACAAGACTGCCATACTACAGATAGTGTACTGCCTTATCCTGCAACAGAATTTCCTAAAAAGTTTAGAAGAAAAGTGTACAACCATACAAGACCAGGTGTAATGATAAACTCTTATGAATGGGCTACACTATGGGATGGTACTCCTAAACATCAAACAAATGCACATTATGGACATTAAAAATATAAATATGGAAAATAAAATAATTACAAAAGAAGAAATTGAAAAACATATAATTTTAGAATTTGATAAAGAATTAAATAAAATATTACAATATAGATACAATAATTTTATATTTAATATGTTTAATAAATATGACCAATCAGAAAAAGAATTAGATTTAATTATAAAAAAAATTATTTTAAGCAGTTGGTTTATTAGAGATAAAAAATTGCATCCACAAATATGTGAATTATTCCGTTATGATGAAAACCACGCTTCAACAAATGTATTCAAACATATAAAAGCAAATTTATATGAATATGAATTTTTCTTGGAAGATTGGTATGATGAACAAATAAAAAAACTTGATGAAAGTATGGATGTTTGGAAAAATAAATAATAAATAAACATTTCATTTTTTGTTTTTAGAAAGTCCTCTTGCAAAAGGGGATTTTTTTTATGTAATTTTGTAAAATGAAATCGAACAAAATCGAACACACTAAAAAAGCAATTCTTGAAGCATTAGAAAAATCTTTAGGAGTTGTAACAACTGCCTGTAAACAAGCAGGAATTGGTAGAACTACTTTTTATGAGTATCTTAACAAAGATGAAAAATTTGCCGAACAAGTAAATGATATACAAAACATAGCATTAGACTTTGCAGAAAGTCAATTGCATAAACAAATACAAGATGGTAATACATCAGCAACAATATTTTATCTTAAAACAAAAGGTAAAAAAAGAGGATATGTTGAACGAAGTGAAATTGTTCACGATGGTGCAATAAAGTCAACACTAATAGAATGGAAACCAAGTCAAGAAGAATAGAACAACATTGCAATAAACAGTTTTATGATTTAATAAATTCTAATAAAAGATTTAAAGTACACCAAGGAGGAACAAGGTCAGGAAAAACTTATGCGGTATGTCAATATTTAACATACTTGTTAACTGAATCTGAAGAACCTTTAGTTATATCTATTATAAGAAAAACATTGCCTGCATTAAAGGGAAGTGTTTTAAGGGATATAATTTCTATACTTGAAAAAACAGGATTATATTATTTAGGAGTTCATAATAAATCAGCAAACACTTTTGAATATGGCAAACATCTAATAGAGTTTTTATCAGTAGATGAACCACAAAAGATTAGAGGCCGAAAAAGAAATATTGCTTTTTTAAATGAGGGTAACGAATTAACAATTGAAGATTTTCGCCAAATTAATATGAGAACATTAGATATGGTAATTGTCGATTTTAATCCAAGTGACCCCATACATTGGATTTATGATGATTTAGTTCCTCGTGATGATTGTGATACTTGGATAACAACATATAAGGATAATAAATTTCTTTCACAAGATTTAGTATATGAAATTGAAAGAATGAAATTAAAAGACCCTGATTATTGGCGTGTATATGGTGAAGGACAAAAAGCTATATTTAGTGCGAGACAAATATTTAATAATTGGAATTTTATTAATTATAGTGATTTTCCAGAATTTGATATAGACAATGATGGCATAATAGGTATTGACTTCGGTTATAGCAATGACCCAACTGCAATAGTAATTGGTTTTAAAAAAAATGATAAATTATTTTTTCACGAATTATTATATGCTAAAGGAATGACTAATGATGAAATAGCAGAATTTATTAAAGCTAGTGGGTATGAACAAGTAATATGCTATGCAGATTCAGCTGAACCTAAATCAATTGAAGAAATTAAAAGAAAAGGTTTATATATTAATCCTGCTCGTAAGGGCCAAGGAAGTGTTAATGCAGGTATTAGTCTATTAAAAGAATATGAAATATATATTAGTAAAGAATCTAGTAATATAATTAAAGAATATCATAGTTATTATTGGACTGAAATGAAAGATGGTACAATAATTAATAAACCTTTAGACCGTATGAATCATAGTATGGATGCAATACGATATCTAACTTTTAGCAGCTTTGGCAGAAGTCAAAACTTCTTTGTAATATAATTATTATTTTTGTAACATAAATCATAAGCGAATGGCATCTATTTTTTCAAGAGTTGGAAATATCTTAAAAAAGAATTTTCAAAACACAAATACAAACTTTAACAAAATTATATATAATTATCTCGGTCAATCAATAGTTTGGAATGCCGAAAATGATGATACATATATTAATAAAGGATATATGTTTAATTCAACAGTATATTCCATTGTTAACCTTATTGCAAAAACTGCTAGTAATATTCCTTTTCAAATCTATGAAGTAAAAAATGAAAATGAATTAAAAAAATATAAAGCAATGACAAGTGGCTTAATGAATGGAAATATTTTACATAAATCATTGTTACAAAGAAAACACGCATTAGCAGAAATAGATGGTACGGATTTACACAAACTTTTAGAAAGACCAAATCCAGCACAATCTTATAGCAGTTGGATTCAAGAAATTATAGCATTCGGTAAATTAACAGGTAACAGATATATTTATGGTTTAAAACCTGAATCAGGACCAAATCAAGATAAATGGCAAGAACTTTACATTTTACCCAGTCAATCAGTAGAGATTAATAGCAACGGAATATTTGAACCAGTTTCAGGATATAGTTTAGATTATTCTGGTGAATATAAAATTGATGCAGAAGATGTGTGTCATATAAAAGATTTCAACCCATATTATGATGGTACAGGTTCACATTTGTATGGTATGTCACCACTAAAAGCAGGTTTAAGAAGTTTAGATACTAATAACGAAGCTGTAACAACTGGTGTTAAATATTTGCAAAACCAAACATCTAGGGGTGTGCTTATGTCAGATGAAGGTGATTTAAATGAAGTACAAGCAAAACAATTAAAAGATAAATTTAGACAACAATATCAAGGTAGCGATAATGCAGGTGATATAATTATAACACCAAAAAAATTAAGTTGGGTAAACTTTGGTTTAAATGCATCAGATGTTTCTTTAATACAACAATACAATGCAAGTATAAAAGATTTATGTAATATTTATCAAGTACCTGTACAATTATTAAATAATACAGATACATCTACCTATAACAATATGGTAGAGGCAAAAAAATCATTATACCAAAATGCAGTAATTCCAGAATTAAATAAAATTAAAGATGAATTAAACAGATGGTTAGTACCATCTTTTGGTGAAAACCTTTATTTAGATTTTGATTATTCTAATATTGCAGAATTACAAGAAGAAATGGATAGTGTTGTTAAACAAATGAATAGTGCTTGGTGGACAACACCTAATGAAAAAAGACAAGCAATGAATTTTGGTATTGATGAAGAAAATGAAGAAATGAATGATTATTATATACCGGCTAATTTAATGCCAATGAGTAATGATATAATTGAAGAAGAAGTTAAAAGTGTAAATATTGATTATAATGCTTTGCCTAAAGAAGAAATTAGGAATGATGTTTATACAACATCACAAGAAGCACAATCAAGAGCAAATGCTTTAGGGTGTTCAGGTACACATAGTCATACTGAAAACGGTGAAACAATTTATATGCCTTGTTCTACACACGAAGAATATGAAAAAATTACTAATCAAGAATTAAAACCAAACGATAACGAATATACATCTAAACAAGATTCATATAATAATTACCCACAAGGCGCAACTAATAATGCTAAAAGAATGTTAGAGTGGAGAAAAAAATATGGTAGGGATGTAGTAAAAGGTGGTACTGAAGTTGGTTGGAAAAGAGCAAATCAATTAGCAAATCGTGAATCTTTATCAATAGATACAATTAAAAGAATTAACAGTTTTCTTGCTAGACACGAAGAAAATGCAAAAATATCTACAGATTATAGAGATGAACCGTGGAAAGATAGAGGATATGTTGCCTATAATTTATGGGGTGGTAAATCTATGGTTGCATGGGCAAAAAGAATTTCCGAACGTGATGATTCATAAACTTAATAAAAATTATTATACAGATTGGACTGCACAACTTGAAAAAGCAGAAATAAAACAAGATAGAATTTGGGCTAATTATTTTTATAAAGAATCCAATAATATTATTAATGCTTATATGGTTGGTAGAAAAATGCCAAATTTAGAATCTTATTATAAATTAAAAGATTTAGAGCAATTATATATTGAATTATATAAATCAATAGGTTTAAAAATGGCTAATTGGTATTATAGACATTATGAAAAATATATAACAAAAGCTAATCCAGAGGGTTATCAAAGTATATGGGAAGAAAAATTTGCATATATAGGAAAGACAATTGCAGGTGAAAGAATTGTTAATATTTCAGGTAACAGAAAAAAAGAATTTAATAAAATACTTAAAAGATATATGCAAGAAGAATCATTTATGGCTATGAATGAAGTTTCCGCTGAAAGAATATTAAGGAAAAAATTTAAAGGAATGAGTATAGCTAACGGTAAAAGAATTGTAAGAACAGAAAGTGTAAATGCAGCAAACTATGCAACTAATGAAAGTGCTTCTAGTTTGTTTGGATTAAATAATCTTAAAAAAGAATGGATTTCAGGGTTAGATGGTAGAGTTAGAGATGCTCATTTACAGGCTAATGGTCAAAGAAGGGGAATGAATGAAAAATTTACTGTAATGGGTGAACAACTTAATCATCCAGGCGATAGTTCAGGTTCAGCCGCTAATGTAATTAATTGTAGGTGTGCAAGTGCACCAATTCCAATTGTTTAAAATAATTATCTTTGTACTATGAATATAATATATAAAACAAGTCCTATAGGTGAACTTAAGGATATAGATGAAAAATCAGGAATAGTAAAAGGATATGGTTCTATTTTTGGCAACGTAGACTCTGATGGTGATATTATTACAAAAGGAGCTTATACTAAAACAATTAAAGAAAATGGTGACCGTGTAAAATATCTTTACCAACATCAAATGGATAAACCATTAGGAAAAATGATGAATTTATATGAAGATGAAAAAGGTTTAATGTTTGAAGCATCTATACCCAAAACACAATTAGGGACAGATGTATTAGAATTAATAAAAGCAGGAGTTATAACAGAAAATAGTGTTGGTATATTACCACTACAAAAAGAATCGTGTACAGGAGACAAATGCTACAGAAAAATAACAGAGGTAAAATTATATGAAATCTCTGCAGTTACATTAGCAGCAAATGATGAAGCAATGATATTAGATGTTAAAGGAAATGTTGATGTAGATAAAGTATTATCAAGATATGATAATTTAGTGAAGTTAATTCGCAAGGGTAATATATCTGATAATTTAGGGTATGCTATAGAAGCAGAACTAATTAAACTCAAATCAATTTTTTCAAAAAGTATCACTTTGCCGACTGATATTGAAGTCACAGAGCCGATTGAGGTAAAAAATAACGATAATGAGATTTATAAATATTTGTTTAATAAATTAAATTCGTAACAAAATGAACGATGAAATCAAAAAAGAGTTAGACCAAATCGGAGATATAGTCGACTCAAAAATTGAAAAAGCATTCGGTCAAGCTAAAGATAACGCTAAAGGAGAAATCGAAACTTCATTAAAAAGTGAGATTGACAACTTAAGTAAAGAGTTTTTAGCGAAACACGATGATGCTACAAAAAGGATGGATAATTTTGAAGTTGCTCACAAAAAAGCAGTTTCTTCTAGCCAACCAATAAACTTTAAAAGTTCTTTAATTAAAAACATCAATGAAGGTGCAATTGAAGGATTATTAAAAGGTAACTCAAACGCTGCAAAGTTTGAGATGAAAGCAGGTGATATGACTATGGCTAACGCTTACACAGGTGTTGTAGCTGGCGAAACAGTTGTTCCTGACTTTAAGTTTGACCCAACAAGAAGTGTACATATTAGAAATTTAATTCCTAATGGAAGCACAGATGCGCAAACAATTAGATTCCCAAAAGAATCTGCATACGATGATGGTGCAGCAGCTACGGCTCAAGGTTCAACCCTTCCTGCATCAGATTTTGATATTACTGCAACTTCAGTAAATGTTGAAAAAATTGGTACTTTTATGAGAATTACAGAAGAAATGTTAGCTGATACACCACAATTATCATCTTACCTTTCTGCAAGAGTTCCTGGTAAAGTTTTAGCAATTGAAGACAACGAAATCCTTAACGGAGATGGTTCATCACCAAATCTTGATGGATTATTTACTGATGGTACTGCTTTTGTAACAGCTGATACTGGTGCATTTTACCACGCTATTGAATCAGCAAATGAGTATGATGTACTTGTAGCTGCTTTAAATCAATTAGCTTTATCAAACTATACTGCAAGCAGTATTTTAGTAAATCCAACTGATATGCACAAAATCGCATTATTAAAGGCAACAACTAATGAGTATTTGAGAAATCAAATTTATTCAGGTTTAGTTCCAACTATTATGGGAGTTCCTGTGACTGCGAACACGGCAGTTACTGCAGGAAAATTCCTAGTAGGAGATTTAAATCAAGCGACACAACTTTGGATTAGAGAAAATCTATCACTTGAATTCTCAAGAGAAGATTCAACAAACTTCAGAGATGGCTTTGTAACTGTAAAAGTTTCAGAGAGAATCGCATTAACAAACTACCAACCAAATGCAATAGTACAAGGAACGTTTAGCACAGCTAAAACAGCACTTGAAACTGCATAAGTAATCGAGTAGTATATTAATTAAAGGGGCTTAATTGCCCCTTTTTTTATACCTCTATATTATTAAAAGAACCTACATCATCAAATTTTCTGTGTCTTAAATTAGCAAAGTCCCATTTATACTTATGGTATCTTGGAGGTTTTGCTTCAGAATAACTTGTGAAATGTAAAGCATAAGCTATTTGCTTATATTCTTCTTCTGTTATTTCTATTTTTCTCATACCCTAAATATATAATAATAAATCCAAAACATAAAATAAATTAAAAAAAAGTAAAAATATTTTTATTTATTAAAAAAAAGTGTTATATTTATACTATAATTAAAAACAAAAGAAATGAACTACCAAAAATTTATTACAGAAGTATTAAAAATACAAACAATAAAGCCTACTAAATCTCAAATGCAATTTGCTTATGTGGTTTTATATTGTGGATTTGGATTATCAATTGAAAAATCAATTAAAGAATCAATAAGCATATAATTATAAAAAACACAGATGCTGATAACCCGTAGTATCGCAGAAACAGTTCCGAAATTAGTCAGAACGTAGTCAAGTGAAAAAGGGCAGCATCTTTTTTAAAAATTAGAAATTATGAATAAAAAAGAAATATTAGAAGCATTAACATTTATAGCATATACAATAATTGGAATTGG